TGGTCGTGTTGAGTTCACAGATGATGTTCTACCTAAAACAAGATTAGATGTTAATCCTATTCAAACTACCAATGGTAGTTCTATGATTAGAGTTTATCACGATAATCATAATATGCCAGTTGGTTCTAAGGTTCAGTTATCAGGATTTAATGCTACTCAAACATATAATGGAATACTTGGAGCTCGTTTAAATGGTGTTCATACTGTTGAAGCAGCTGACTTAGATGCTTATACTATTACTTTAACTGGCACTTCTAGTACATCTAATTTAACTGGATTTACTGGTGGAGAAAATATCTATGCCAGTGATAATATTTTGATGACTTCTATACAGGCAAATGCCCAAGTTCAAACATTCCCAGATGGTTCTTTAACATGGGAAGCGACCACAACATCTGGGCAGTCTGTAGATGGATCAGAAGTTCCTTATATTCAGAGCGTTATTCCAATTCCTGTCACAATCAATGATCGAACAGATTTTGCAGAACCACAGATAATTGCTTCTGAGTTAAATGAACAACAGTTACTTAGTGGGTCTAGATCCTTTGAGATTGCTGCTGTTATGAAATCTACAAACGACGCAGTTTCTCCTGTTATTGATACACACAGAACTTCCTTAACTGCAATTCATAACAAAATTAATAATGCGAGTCCTTTGAATATGAATATTAGCCCAGTAGATGATGTTCTTTTAGTAGACAATAGTACTGCTATCGCTTTTGCCAGCGATCGAATAACTACCTCAAATACACAAGTTAAAGAAAAACTTGCGTTTATACCTGTTGGTAGATATATTAGAATTGATGGAGCGGTTACCTCGGGTAATAGTGGAATTGCATTAGTTACAGAAGTAGCAGCTGATGGTTCGTATATTAAAGTCAACAAAACATTTACGATAGCTGCTGCTGGCGCAGGCACTGCTGGAACAATAGATGTTAATGTATTAAATAACTTTGTTGATGAAATTGCAACAACCAGAGGTTCACAATACAGTAAATATCTTTCTAAGAGAGTTAACTTAGCAAATCCTTCAACATTCTTTAATATTAGATTTGCTGCTTGTGTTCCAACATCTTCAGATGTGGATGTTTATTATAGACTTAATAAAGTTGGATCAACGACTCTATTTGATGAAACACCTTATACCAAAATAATTCCTGATGTTCCTTTGACAAAGTCTAATACTGGTCTGGATTTTACAGAAGTTGTATATAGCGCAAAAGACCTTCCTTCTTTTGATGCTGTGCAAATTAAATTGGTCTTTAGAACAACAAATAACTGTCGTGTACCAAGAATTAAAGATTTAAGAATTGTGGCTTGCGCATGACAGATTATTATAAAGTTGAAGGTAATGATAGTCTTATTAGAGATGGCTCTAGTAAGGCTATCATAAATACTAGTTGAGAAACGTAATATGATGGCTAAACAAAAACAAGAAATTGATAGTCTTAAAAAAGATATGTCAGAAATAAAAGAGATGCTCGCTACTTTAATAGGTAAACAATAATGGCTCTTCAAACTCCAGTTATCACAGTCCCCCAAACTGATACGTTTGACCAGTGGAGACAAAAAACTAACGGTACAATAACCCAGTCTAATCAGACGGTATTAAATGTTGGTGATCTTGCACTTCTTACTACCAGTACTCAAGCAAACATAGTAGCAGCTCTTAATGCATTAAATGCAAATAGAACATTGACGCTAACTGGGGACGTTAGCGGAAACGTAACATTTGATGGTGAAGGAAACATAACTCTGCCAACAACTGTTGTTCATAACGCAGTTGTTCTTGGTATCGATACTGAGGGTGACTATGTTTCTGCAGTTTATTCACCACTAGAAACAGTTAACATTGAACTATTGCCGCCAGATCCTATCGATCCTTTCGGTGCAATTTGGAGACTATTCTTACAAACTAATGGATCAGGTTACCATTATCCAAATACAACAGTAACAATTTCTGCTCCAGATGATGCGGGTGGAACACAAGCAACTGCATCGGTTGTACTTTCTGGTGCTGCGGTTACTGGGTTTACTATCACTAATGCTGGTACTGGATATCGTCACCCAACTACAACAGCAACTCTTTCTGCGCCAGATAAAGTTGGAGGTGTTCAAGCAACTGCTAACGTAACACTATCTGGTGGATCTGTTAGCGGTGTTTCTATCACAGCACAAGGTACTGGATATACAACTGCTCCTGTTACATTTTCTGCTCCACAGGTTGTTGGTGGAGTTACTGCAACAGGAACTGCAAACTTTACTGGCAACGGAGTTCAAACAGTAACAGTAACTAACGCAGGATCTGGATATACATTCGGTGGATATACATTCGGTAATGCTAACGTAGCATTCTCTGCTCCAACATTACCAGGTGGCGTCACTGCTACTGGTACTGTTTCTCTGTCAGGTTCTCCAATTACTGCAATTACTAATTTAATTGGCGGTACTGGATATACCAATGGAAACGTAACAGTTACAATTTCTGCACCACAAGTTGCTGGTGGTGTTAATGCTACTGCTCAAGCAGAATTATCTGGAGCTGCTGTTACTGGAACAACAATCACTAACGTAGGTGCTGCTTATACAAGTGGAAGCGTAGCGTTCTCAGCTCCGCAGAAACCAGGTGGTGTTACTGCTACTGGTACAGTAGTATTCTCTGGCTCACCAGTTATTCAGTGTTATGTCGGTCTTATCGGTGGCTCTGGATATCACGCAGCAACGACTACTATTACTTTTTCTGCTCCGCAGAAACCAGGTGGTGTCACTGCTACTGGCGTCCCAGTTATTTCCTCTGGTGTAATTATTGATGTCAATATTACAAATCCAGGTTCTGGATATTTAACTGCACCATCTGTTACAATTTTAGACACAGACCCAAATCCAGGTGTCGGTGCGCAAATTATTGCTATTATTGGTAAATTTACCGTAGAGAGTATTAATCTAACTAATGCTGGTTCTGGTTATTTGATTGCTCCAACTGTAACAATCACTGGCGATGGCGTATCAGCAACAGCATCCGCTACTATTGGAACGTCAAGCATTATTGGTATTGACGTATTAAACCAAGGATCTGGATATCTCTCGCCACCAACCGTAACGATTACTAGACTTTCTGGTAGTGGCACTGATGCTTCTGCTAGTGCAACAATTGGAACTTCAACAGTAACAGGTATTGTTCTAACCAATCCAGGTTCTGGATACTTAACTGCACCATCCGTAACAATTACGGGAAGCGGAACTAACGCGACTGCATCGTGTACTATAGGACAGTTTGGTATTGCTTCGATTACTATCACTGATGCAGGATCAGGTTACTTAACTGCGCCATCTGTTACTATCGGTGGAGATGGAAACAACGCAGCTGCGACTGCAGCTATTACTGGCGGAACAATAACAGGCGTAACGATTAATAATGCTGGCTCTGGATATCTGCTGCCACCAACTGTAACAATTACTGATACCGCACCAAGTGGCGGAACTAATGCAGTTGTGACATCAACTATCGGAACACATACTGTAGTTGGAATTACTTTAACTAATGCTGGTACTGGCTATAGAACAGAGCCCACAGTAACAATCGTCGATTCTCACGTCACTCCAGGTATTGGCGCTACTGCGTATGCTGTTGTTTCTAAAGAAACTACTATCGTTAATATTGATCTTCCTGCAACTGGAGTAACAGCAGGTTCATACGGAGACGCTGGAACTGCATCTGTTGCAACCAACGTACCACGTTATACTGTTGATGCTTATGGTAGACTTACTGCTTCTGCTGAAGAGGCAGTTGTTGCTAACTGGGCAACTCTGGTAAACAAACCAACATTGACAGTCAACCTTGCAAGAAACTTAACAGGTTCTGGTACTGTAAACTTTACTGATACTGGTAATCTTTCAATGACTGTTAACGCTGAGTTCGTTGATAGTTATCTTGATGCAGGAAATACTGGTACAGCTATTACACCAAACTTCGACAACGGCAGCGTACAGAAATATATTGCAAACTCTAACTTCACACTAAACGCAGCCACTGGTATGGTTGCTGGTCAAAGTATGACACTTATCATTCAGCAGGATGGTACAGGAAGTAAAGTTATGACTGCTAACGCTGCATACAAATTTGCTGTAGGATTTAAAACATTAAGTACAACTGCTAATGCTATTGATCTAATAAGCATATTCTATGATGGCACAACATATTATTCTGTGATGACCACTGGATATGCGTAATGTTTATTGGTGGTTCTAGATTAGGATTTAGATTTCGTTATCCTGGTGGACAACCTGGCGCTGATCAGTATCCAAATGGAGGGTTTGAGGACAATTTAACTGAATGGACTATGGTCAACAATAGATTTTTCTTTAATAGTTCAGGAAGAAGTCCAACAGTTATTAATGGTATAGCAGCACCACCTAATCCAAACCCAAACCCTTATGGTAGTCCAGGAGATGTTTTTGGTAATAATGCTCAAGAATATATCGGAAGAATAGCTCTCCATAATGAAGGTGGTGGTATTGGTTCTCCGCCACCAGATGGCGGATTAAAATGCGTAGCTTTGGAAAGTTATGCAGCACAAAGTGGTGAGGGCGGCAGTCTTTATGGACCTTACTTCTATTCTAACAATGCGGTATTTGCGAATGTTGGAGACACCATAGAATTTTATTGGAGAGCATTTAGTTCTTCAAATCAGCAGCGTAATGATGCATATGCTGCTAGAGCGTATGCTTTTAATACTTTTGGAAATATTATTTTTCTTTTGAATGATTCAGCAGCAGTTCGTGGAACTGCTACTTCTTGGACGAAATATGAGAGAACTATTACTGCTGGTGAAGAAGGAGCTTATTACTTTGTGTTTGTTTGTGGTTCTTGGGATCAAACATACGGTACTGTCGTCGGCTCTGCATTGTTAGTTGATAACGTAAAATTGCGTAAATATATTTTTACTGGAGATTGATATGCCGATTGGTGGAGCACATTTTGGGTTTAGATCGATGCGAAGAATTATGGATCGAAGTATAACAAAATCTAAAAATGTATTGATAGTTTATGACCCAAACTCGATTCGGGCAGGTATGTACACAGAAGGAAGTAACCCAAATCCTTCAGATATTGCAGCTACAATCGAGGGTAGAGAAAATGGTTTGGGATTTTTACCAGCAATAGTTACAACATACAGTAGTTTTTTAGCTATTCCAGATGTAACTGTTGAGAACTATGCGCATATATGGGATGTCGGCTATGATACGTATATGACAGAAGCAGTAGAAACAAAATATGCCAGTTACTTAGCGACAGGTGGCGCTATGTTTTTACTTGGCGAGAATGGTTATTACGTGTTGAGAGATGGCGATATTACAAATTTTATAACAAATATGGGTGGAGGATCGGTTACTGCAGATGCTCAAACCACAGGAATTATTAACGCTACAGTTGCTTCTGAATTTTTGTTGGCTAACCAAACCTCCTCAGTTACGTTTAACAACGTGGGTAGATTTGGCAGTATTGGTAACGGAACTATTATGGCTTCTAGTGGCAATGGCACTCATGCAGCAGTTTGGAAAACTGGATCTTTGTCGAACAAACCTACTGCTGCAATAGCTAGTGTGTTAGATATCAACTTTTTGGTTGGTCTAGATACACAAGGTCCATTTATAGACAACTTGTCTATAGTACTAAACAAGGTATAAAGGCAACTTGGTTGTTAAATAAATAGAATTATGGCTAAAGAAATTATAGATCTTGGGGAACAACCGAATGACGGTAGCGGTGATCCGTTACGCGACGCTGGCTCTAAGATCAATTCTAATTTTACCGAATTATATACAATATTCGGTAATGGTACTACATTATATAATGGTTGGGTTAGGAATGGCGATCAAATTATACGTCTTGGAGTCAGTTCTATTGCTCCAACAAGTCCTGTTTCAGGGATGGTCGCGTATGCGGATGGGGTTCTCTGGAATCCTGCAGGAAGCAGTTCTCAACTCCCTTATATGGTTATATACAATGGTTACTTTTGGGCAGCTGCTAATCCATTAAGCGCAGTTACAAGTAATGCAGAAGAAGGTTCGGTATTGGTTTATAAAAATAATGAGTGGACTGCAACAAGACTGTTGGATATGCAAGACATAACTGGCGGACACTATTAAAAAGGTAAAAGATGGCATCATATATCAGAATAAAACGCTCAACTACACAAGGTAACCCATCTCACCTTGTCGCTGGCGAACTAGCATACTCCGCAGCAGATTATGGTACAGTTGCTGGCGGTGGAAGATTATACATTGGTATAGGAACCGAAACAGGTTCGCCACCAGATGCAGCAAACCACATAGTTATTGGCGGACAGTATTTTACAGATAAACTAGATCATACTCCTGGTGTCCTTACTGCATCATCAGCGATTATTACAGATTCTACAAATAAAATTGATGTTTTAAATGTTGATAATTTAACACTAGACGGTAACACTTTAAGCAGCACAGAATTAAACGGTAACATCTATCTTGATCCAAATGGTTCTGGATATGTGCAAGTTATCGGTTCAAATGCCTTTATCCTTCCAGTAGGTAATACTGCAACAAGAGCACCATCTGTTGCTGGTGGTATTCGTTTTAACAGCGAATCAAGTCAGTTCGAAGGATACGACGGAACAAACTGGGCATCACTAGGTGGTGTTCGCTCGGTTGATGGACTAACATACATTTCTGCAGAATTAACACCAGGTGCATCAGATGACACTCTGAGATTCTACAGCAATGGCGTGTTGAAGATGTCTATTGATACCGATAGTATCGATATCGGAACAACTGTTGCAACTGTTAACATTGATGCAACTACTGTATCTACCTCTTATACCACTGGCGCTTTAGTTGTTGACGGTGGTGTTGGTATCGCTGGAAACTTGTATGTTCAGGGTAACATTCAAGGTGCTTCAGTATCATTCACTTCTATTAATAACACTCCAATCGGTAGCACTACACCAAGCACTGGTGCGTTCAATTATTTACAAGTTGACAATATTAATATTGATGGTAATGTTATCAGCTCAACAAACAATAACGGTGACATTAGTATTCTGCCAAACGGATCTGGCAAAACAATATTAAAGAATACTTACATCGGTGATGAGTTTACTTCTCTACAAGAATATATTCAAGATGCTACTGCTGGAGCAGTTATAGCAGGAGAAGGTATTGACGTTACTTATGATGACACTGCTGGTACTGTAACAATTGATGCTGAATTAGCAACTACTACAAACAAGGGTGTTGCTTCGTTTGACGTAAACGACTTCACAGTAACACTTGGTGCCGTCGAACTGGTTGATAGAGTTGTTAAATCTATTACGACAGATTCTGGTTCTTTGGTACCATCCACTCATACTTTTGAGATTCGTGGTGGCGAAGGCATCGATGTAACACACGCAACCAATGTTATTACAGTAACAGGTGAATTGGCTACTACAGCAAATATCGGTGTTGCTTCTTTTAGTTCTGCAAGTTTTGATGTAACAGAAGGTGCTGTTACAATTAAGACTGCTGGCGTTTCAAATGCTCAGCTTGCTAACTCTAGCATAACAATTGGTACTACAAACGTAGCACTTGGTGCTACTTCTACTTCTCTCGGTGGAGTTACTCAGTTAGATGTAGATAACATTAGAATTAATGGTAACGAGATTATCTCTACCGATACCAATGGCGATATAATTTTAAATCCAAATGGCACTGGTGCTATTGATGCTTCTACTGCTAGAATTAAAAATTTGGCAGAACCACAGTTCCCACAAGACGCAGCTACAAAGAACTACGTTGATACTCTTGCTGAAGGTTTGCATATTCACGAAGCGTGTCATGTTGCAACTCAAGCATCTCTTGAAACAATCACTGGTGGCACAGTATCATATAACAACGGAACTGATGGCGTAGGTGCTTTTCTTACTCTTTCTGTCGCGGTAACAGTAATTGATGGTCACCCACTAAGCAACCTTGATCGTATTCTTGTTAAGAATCAAACACCAGCAGCAAGAAACGGTATCTATACTTGGGCGACTGGTGGAACAACTCTTACTCGCGCTGCAGATTTTAACACTGGTGCAGAGATTAATGGTGGAGATTTCGTTTTCGTTGAGAATGGAGATCTTTACAATAATACTGGCTGGGTGCAAACAGAAGAAGTTATTACAGTAGGAACCGACTCTGTAGTATGGCAGCAATTTGCTGGTGCTGGAACTTATACTGCTGGTTCTGGTCTTGCGCTGGTTGGAAATGAATTCTCACTTAATGTAGCTCTCACTGGTGGTCTTACTGTTATTGGTGACGAATTACAAATTGTTTCTACCGCAGCAGGAACTGGTTTAACATTTACATCTGGTGTATTTGATGTAGTTGGAACTACGGATAGAATTACTGCTAATGCAAACAGTATCGATATTGCTTCAACCTATGTTGGACAAACTTCTATCACAACTCTTGGTACTATTACTACTGGTACCTGGAATGGTAATGCAATCGGACCAGCATACGGTGGTCTTGGTTTATCTTCGATTAGTGCAAACCAATTAATAGTTGGAGCAGCAGGTAATACATATACTACCCTTTCTATGGGTACTGCTGGTCAAGTTTTACAAGTTAATTCTGCTGGAACTGCACTGGTATACGGAGATATTGACGGTGGAACATATTAATAGATATTAACAGAGAATTATTATTCTCTCTTTTTCCTTTTTTAAGGTAATGTAATGGCGAATAGAGTAAAACTTAAAAAGTCAGCGATACAGAATAAAGTACCTCTGCTTACAGATTTAGAGTATGGTGAGTTAGCACTCAACTATACCGATGGAAAGTTATTTTATAAAGATTCAACGAATACAATAAAATTCTTTCCAGATTCAACCCAGCTTGCATCATATGCAACAATAGCTGGCACAGAAACACTTCTCAATAAAACATTAACATCTCCAACGATCAATAGTGCCACAGCGAACAATCTGACGCTGACTGGTACTCTAACTGCTGGTGGTCTAGCAGGAACTAACGGACAAGTATTACAATCAACTGGCATCGGTGTTCAGTGGGTAACACCAGCATCTGCTTTAACTGTTAGTGAGATAGATGGTTCTAATGTTATAACTGGTTCAGTTAGTAATGTTAGTGTACTTAGATTTGATACCGATTCTGGTTTTGATGTAACAGATCTTGGATCTGGTGCTGTTAAGATCGGAATGAATTCCACGTTTAAGACTTGGGAAGTTACAGGACAGTCTCCGTTAATTGCAACTGGATTAGATACTGTTCGATTTGTTGCTGGTACTGGCATGACCATTACCACAAATCCAAATGCAACACCGCAGTCTATAACTTTTAACGCTACATCTTCTGGTAACTCGTTTACAACTATTGCGGTTGCTGGTCAACCAAACGTAGTAGCAGATTCAGGATCTGACACACTCACTTTAGTAGCTGGTTCAGGCATCACATTAAGCACCAACTCTACTACTGATACGATAACAATCACTTCTACAGCAGCTGGTGGTACTGCCCTTAGCGAAAATTATATAACAGTTACATCTTATGTTTCAGATGGAACCACGACAGTTTATGCTTTGGGATTAGTTCCCTCTACCGATGAAAACGTAATTGTTACTATAAACGGTGTTGTTCAATCTATTGCAAATTATAGTGTAACTGGATCCAATTTAACATTCGTTGCGGCACCAAACCTTAATGATAAAATTGATTTTAGAATTATTTCTGGAGTTACGACTGATGCATCCCTGCGTGATTTCCAAAAGTATCTTTACAATATTACAACTACGACATCTACAATATCTGGCGCAGATGCGAATTCAAACATATTAACTTATGATGTAGGTAAACTCGATGTTTATCAGAACGGTGTTCGATTAGTTGAAAGTGTCGACTACACTGCAACCAATGGAACTTCTATTACATTTACAACTGCATTAGGCAATACTGACACTGTCGAAGTCCTTTCTTATGGTGCAGCTTATATTACTCAGGTTATTTCACCATCGACAGGGTTAATTTCTGGCGAACAGAGTTTAGTCAATACTACTGCAAATCAGATAGTTGATTCTTACAGTGCAACTGAGTTTAGAACGGCTAAATACTTGATACAAGCAATATGGACAAATCAAATCCATTGCACAGAAGTTTTAGTAACTCATAATGGCACAGATGCATTCGTGACTGAATATGGAACAATGTATACTGGATCGTCTCCACTGATGACTGTTAGCGCAACATTAGCATCAGGCAACATTAATCTTACAGTCTCACCAGCTAATCTTAGTACGCAGATTGACTTTAAACGAATCTCAGTAGTAGCAAGAACTTTATCGTAGGAATAAAAA